ACAAGGGCAAGTACTTTGCCTTCGAGTGCGACGACGTGGCGGCCTACCAGTCGGACATCAAGCTGATGGACAGCTGGTCCGAAGACGGCGGCCAACAGATGAAGATCAGTATCGATACCTCGGTGCTGGCCACCATCTACGCCGATGCCGGCGCCGAGAACGCCGGGGCCACCGCCGGCGCCAAGTCGGCCGCCTACAACCTGGGCACTGACGCCGCCCCGGTGACGCTGACCAAGGACAACGTGCTCGACTACATCGCCGACATCGGCTCGGTGCTGGACGAGCAGAACGTGCCCGAGGACGGCCGCTGGCTGGTGATCCCGGCCTGGGTGAAGAACCTTCTGAAGAAGTCGGACCTGCGCGACGCGGGTATCACCGGCGACGGCACCAGTGTCATCCGCAACGGCAAGATCGGTGTGCTCGACAACTTCACCACCTACGTCAGCAACAACATGTCGGTGGTGGGCGGCAACACCAACATCGTGTTCGGTCACAAGAAGTCGCTGACCTTCGCCAGCCAGCTGACCAAGCTGGAAACCCTCAAGAACCCGAACAAGTTCGGCAACCTCATCCGCGGCCTGAACGTGTACGGCTACAAGGTCATCGACCCGAAGGCCATGGGCCACCTGGTGGCGAAGAAGGGTTAAGCGGTAGCGCCATTCCTGCCGCCCTTCGGGGCGGCGTTCCTTGTCGGGAGACAACCATGGGACTGAACGAACTGATCGAGGCGGTGAAGGCCGCAACCACCAAGGATGCGCTGGAGTCGCTGGTGAAGCAGCACCTGGGCATCGACCTGGATAAGCGAAAGGCGCTGGAAACCCTGCGCGCGGAAGTGCTGAAGGGGCTGGGCGCTGATCCCGAGGTCGGTGCTGATGCCGGTGAGCAGGGTGGCGGCAGCACCGAGCTCGCGCCCAACACCGCCCCCTCTGCGGCTGGCCAGGCCACGGAGCAGGCGCCCGAGGCCGGTCATGCTGCCGTGTCGCTGCCCTCGCTGGAGGAAGACGAGGCGGAGGAACCCGAGCCGGCCACGGCGCCGCGCATGCTGCTGAACACCGAGAACAAGCGTCAGTTCGCCTGGTCGCCGGAGCTCGCCGCGCTGCCGCACATGAAGGAGCTGTGAGCCATGGCAACCGTCGGGGAGATCCTGCGACGTGCGCGGACGGTGCTCCAGGAGCGCAGCCAGGACGGCACGCGCTGGAGTAACAAGGAGCTGCTGGACTGGCTCAATGAGGCCTATGCCGCGCTGCTGAGTATTCGGCCGAGCGCCTTCGCGACGACCGTGGAGATGGCATGCCAGGCTGGCGCGCAGCAGGCCATCCCTGATGGTGCCGAGCAACTGATCGACGTCGTCGGCACAGTATCTGGTCTTGGAGTTACCCGCGTGGCGCGGGGCACGATGGACGCTGTTCGCAGGCGCTGGCAGGCCGAGCCGCAGACCGATGCGATTGAACACTGGATGTTCGAGGACCTGAATCCGCGCAGCTTCTGGGTGTATCCGCCGGCGAAAGTTGGCGTCCGGCTGAACCTCATCGTCACACAACTCCCTGAGCGGCATGCTGAAGCCGAGGCATCGCCCAACTCCAACGACCCTCTGCGCCTGCCCGACGCCTATACGCCCATTCTGCTTGATCTGGTGCTGGCCCGAGCTTTCGCCAAGGACGCCGAGTCGCAAGCCAACCTGGCACGGGCGAGCCTGCACGCGCAGGCCGCCCAGGCGGCGCTGGGTCTCAAGATCCAGGCTGATGCCGGTAGTAGTCCGGCCGGAGGCGGTTCCGCATGAGGCTCGACGACATGGTGGATGCCCTGGTGCTGGAAGTGCCAGGCTGCCCACGCCCCCTGATCCGCGACATGCTCCGCTGGGCGCAGCGCGAATTGTGCACCGAAGGAAACGCGTGGATCTTCAACGATGGCCCGGTGGTGGTGGGAGCGAACACTCCCTATGCCGAGGTGGAAGTGCCCTCCGGCGCCGAAGCCCTGCGCCTGATCGACTTGCGTCTCCCCAGCGGCCAGACGTTGAAGCCCGGCTACGACTACCTGCAAACCGGCAGCAACGGCGTCGAGTTCCTGCGGGGCCGGCCGGACAGCATTACGTTGCTGGGCTCGATGGCCTGCCGCCCGGCCCACGGCCAGGACATGCCGGCCGAGCTGCTGGCGCGCTGGAGCGGGGCGCTCATGGAGGGTGCCCGCTACCGCCTGCTGCTGCTACCGCAGCCCTGGCAGAACCCACAGCTGGCCGAGCTCTACCGCCGCCAATTCCTGGTCGCGCAGAGCGATGCCCGGCAACTGGCCCGCCAGGGCTACCAGTCCGGCACCTACCGAGCGCACCCGCGCTTTACCTGAAGCCCTGATTCCATACCCCACAGTCCAGCCCGGGAGGGCCGACGATGTCCGCATTCAGCGATTACCTCGAAAATACCCTGATCAACGCCACTCTGCGCGGCGCGGCTTATACCGGCGGCGGCGTCTATGTCGCTCTGTTCACCTCCGACCCGACCGATGCCGGCACCGGTGCGGAGCTGAACGACAGCGCCTATGTCCGCCAGCGCGCCCACGCGACCACTCCCTCCGACGGCTTCACCGTGCCGTCCAACGGCTCCAGCTCCAATGCGCGCAACCTGGTGTTCCCTGCGATCGTTGACGCGCAGAAGACCATCACCCACTGGGGCATCTTCGATGCGCAGACGGCGGGCAACCTGCTGTACCACGCGCCGATGCAGAACGCGAAAACCCTCGATCCCACCGACGTGCTCAGCTTTCCTGTTGGCTCGCTGATCATCACCCTGAGCTGATCCCATGATGGTGCACATCGGACGCACCCTCCTTGGCGGGGCTCTGGTCGCCAGCCTGGTGTTCGCCTCGGGCGCCGCCAGCGGGGCGGCCTCGGCCTCGGGCCAGTGCGAGGTCATCAAGTTCGTTGCGGGGCAGGCACAGGCGGGCGGGGAGGCCAGAGGCTATGGAAGGCGCCTGGCGGCCGTATTCCCGAGCACGGCCCAAACCACGGCAACCGTCGTCGGCGCTCCGGCGGCCGAGTACCGGGCCGCAGGCATGGCGGACACTGTCGCCGAGGTCAGCGGCCGGGCACGAGCCGATTTTTGCGGGTATGGGCAAGCCCAGGCCGCTGGCGGCATGTGGGGTGCGCCAGTGCGTACCGTGCGGCTGCGGCCGCCGGCCGCCAGGGCGACTGCGACCGGCATCGCTGAGGGCTACATCTACGAGCTGGCCTACGGGCGTCCCGCGCTGGCCCGGGCGACGGCTTATGGCACCACTTATGTGCTCGGCTACGGCCTGGGCGACGCGATCGCCACCGGCGAAGCGACGCCGCTGTTCGAGGCCGGCGGCGCAGGTCACGCCCAGGCCGGGGCCATGGCCTCGGGTGGCTTGCACTACGAGGCGCGCGGCCTTGGCCAGGGCAACGCCACGGCTGCGGGGTGGGCGGACGCTGCGGTAATCCGCAACGGAGTGCGGGAGTTTGAATGCTTCGGCATGGCCGATGCCACTGCCAGCGGACGACTGACCCATCTGCAGATCTACCAGTCGCAGACCGGACGTGCTGGGTCCTCGGCGATGGCCACTGCCGTGCATACGGTGGGCGCTGCCGGGCAGGCGAATGCTCGAGCTCAGGCCAGCGGTCAGGGTTTAGTCATCGCCACTGGCGTGACTGGCGAGCCGGCCAATGTCCATGCGACCGCACAGGGGCGCGCCCACTACCTGGCTGGTGCTGTTGGCTACGGCATGGCGACTGCGCAGGGCGAGGGGCAAGGCGTCGTCATCCAGACTCGAGCGTTCGGCACGCCTGCCCAGGCTTCGGCCGCAGGGCGCGGTACCTGCTTGCGCCTTGCGGGTGGTGGCGAGCACCACGCCACTGGCCAAGCGGCTGGCAACGAGTACGGCAACCGGGTGACTCATGCTGCCGGCCAGGCAAAGGCAACGGCCGCCGCCCAGTCGGGCGCCACGCATCTGCTGCTCGGTCCCCAGACCGCGACGGCGCAGGCCTGGGCGAGTGCCGCAGGTCGTCGAGCCCAGCTTGCTGGAGGCGAGGCCATGGCCAGGGCGGAAGGGGTCGGCTCCAACCAGGTGAACGACCTATCGCCGGCCCCCGACTGCCGAACCCTGACGGTAGGCACTTCGCCGCGATTGCTGGCCATTGCTCAACAGCCTCGATTGATCACTGTGCTCTGCGAGGGGGTGGCATGACCACGTTCACTAAACAGCCCCGGGATGTACTCGACTACGACGTGGACATGGCCGACTGGTTTTCCGAGCTGCCCGACGACGACATCCAGTCGGTGGAGGTTCATGTGTCCAGCCTCGCAGAGCCCGAGCCGACCTTGGTAGTGGGGCCGACGCCGCATCTGCCGGTGGTGCTGATCGGCGCGCGTTCTGTGCGCTTCAAGCTCTGGCTCGGCGGCGGCACCAACTACGTGGATTACGTAGTGACCTGTGTGGTGATCACCCAGCAGGACCGCCAGAAGGAAATCGAATTCAAGGTGAAGGTGCGCGATAAATGAGCAGTTTCGAAAATTTCGTGCAGTGTCGAGTGGTCACGCCCTTCACAGCGGCAGCCACAGAGATCGGGCTGTTCGCGGCTGATACTCCGCATAGGCTTCCGGCCGAGGGTGGCGGAGTGCTCGTGCTCACCGACAGTCCGTACCGGCCGAGTGTCCTGGAAGTGATCCGCTATGGCCGGCGCAGCGGCCTGGCGCTCTACGATGTGAGCCGCGCCCAAGAGGGGACCACGGCGCGCGGCTGGACTGGGGTCGCATTTTGCTACCAGGCGCTGACCGCTGGCGAGCTGGAGCGGTTGCTGAGTGAAAAGGCCGATACCTCGGCCCTGGATGGATTGCGCCAAGAAGCCGAGACCGCCCTGAACGGCAAGGTGGACAAGATCTCTGGCAAAAGCCTGTCCACCAACGACTACACCACCGCCGAGAAGAACAAGCTGGCCAACGCCAACCTGACCGCCCTTGTGGGTCTGACAGGGGCATCTGACCGCCTGCCGTACTTCACCGGGGCTGGGGCGCTGAGCCTGGCAACCATTACTGCGGCGGCCCGCACGCTGCTGGCAGCTACCAACGTGGTTGGGCAGCAGTCCGCCCTGGGGCTGTTTGCGGATGCCAGCGGGGTGATGACGGACGCCTCGGGCGCGCTGACGAACTTTGTAAGTCAGCTGCTCCGGTCGGCGGACGCCGCAGCTGGGCGGAATACGCTGGGTCTGGGGACGGCAGCTGTTAGGAATGTGGTTGGTAGCGAAGACGACGCAACTTATGGTCGGCTAATGGTCAATGGTTCGCACGGCCTAGGGGGGGCAGCGGTAACCGTAGACACTGATATGAATGCTGTTACCAGATCGTGTCTCTTTATTACTACGGCGAACACCCTGAATGTTCCGATAGGTCAGGGTACTAGTCTGGGCCAAGGGTATGCGATTCATATCCAGCACCCCAATACTATGTATGCGTCCCAGCGGTGGGTGCCTACATCCGGATTAAGAGTGTTCGAAAGAACAAAAGCGAACGGAGCCTGGACCAGTTGGCTTGAGGTCCACCACTCAGGCAATCAACTCTCTCTCGGCACCACTTCTGAATCGGCAAGAAGTGCGTTAAGGCTCGATAACGCACTTGGGATAGGCGCCACGGGCACCACCCAAGCGCCGGCGATCACTGACTTCAAAGCGGCTAATGTCTCGGGTATGTACCGTGGAATTACAACCACCGCGGCGAACAACCCAATTGGTTCCAGCCCTGCGCAGGGATTTACTGCTCTGTGTACGGTGTACGCGAACGACCGCCTGTACGTCGTGGTCTTCCCCACGCTCGGAATGTATTTTGGCTGGTATCAACAACAAACCGATTCAATTTCGTGGCGACCCTTGTTCCATTCAGGGAACTCAGGTTCCCTTCCGGTTGGCGGCAGCCTCTCCACAGCCGCAGATAACGCCACCTCCCTCGGCGAGGCCGCCAAACGCTGGAGCACAGCCCACCTCGGCACCGCTCCGATCGTCACCTCGGACCGGGATGCCAAAATGGACATCCTGCCCATCGACGACGCGGTGCTGGATGCCTGGGCAACCCT